TCTGTCTCTGTCTCTGTCTCTGTCTCTGTCTCTGGAATAGCATCTTGCTCGCGCTCTGCTAGCGTTTTGCTACATGTTTGATCTTCAACGATAAATCCAGCCGATATTAAAAGATCGATATTAACCCGTTCTGTCGCATTGATGCATCGAGCAATCCACTTAGGATCGCTTGGTATTTGGTTATCGTAGCGACTTGCTAGCAACCAGATAGCAAAAAGATGTGCCTTAGTCGCGTCCGGTAGTTGGGCCAAGTTATAATCGTCAAGAAGCTCGATATAAAGTTTAATCCAAGGCGGTCTGCGATCCTTGTAGTGCTGGAATCGCTCAAAGTTTTTTACTCGAAGAAAACCCATTTTCATTCAGCTAAATTATCAAACCGCGCGATCTCGCCGTCAAAGGCTAGGTTCACGGTTCCCGTTGGGCCTAAACGTTGCTTGGCGATGATAACCTCAGCGCGACCTTGGGCATCACGGTGTTTGGATTCCCATTCCTCATGGTCGGGTGAGTTGGGTGGTGGTTCCTCGCGTTTTAGATAGTATTCTCTACGAAACAGGAACAGGATTACATCGGCGTCCGCTTCGATTCTGCCGCTGTCGCGCAAATCCGAAAGATTTGGTCGCTTGCTAGTGCGATATTCGACATTCCTAGATAATTGGTGAGACACGAGAACAGGAACCGCAAGCCTCTTGGCCGTCTGTTTGATGGCTTTTGAGATAGCAGACACACGGGCATAATCGCTGGTGAATTTCTCCCCTGTCTCGGTAAGATCAAGGTGGTCAATAATGACTAAATCAGCTTTGAATTTTAATGCTCTTGCGCTGATCTCACCAACCGTTAGGCTTGGGTTATCATCAAGAAATAGGGGGAAGCCCATTAACGACTCTTTAGCCTCTTGAACCCTACCGATCTCACCACTGCCCATTTGACCACCAAGCATCGCCTTGATTGAGATTCCACTGCGCCTCGCCAACATGAGGAGGTTTATTTCCTGTGAACTCATCTCAAGGGAAAAAAACGCTACCCTGCGATCATGGGTGATGTTGTGGAGGGCTATGTTCACCAACAGAGTCGACTTGCCGATGGACGGCCTACCCCCTACTATCACGTATTGGCCCTTTTGCAAACCGCTCAACATGGAATCGAGTTTGGTAAACCCTGTGGTGATACCAGCTCGGGCTCCGCCTCTTTCTTGCGCCGCCTCAATTTCACCGATGGTTTTGTCTAGGGATTCCGTGAAACTTTCTGTCTCTCCCGCCTCGATAAGACCAGTTAATTGATCTTGTGCCATGTTGATCTGAGCTTGGGCGGTTTCCTCGAAGGAATAAGCGCGTTCGGAGATGTCCTCTGCCGTCAAAATGAGCCGCCTGCGCGTGTGCCGGTCTTTTATGATGTTTGCATAGTCCTCTATGTTGATGGCTGCCAAGGAAGCGTTTACAAGGGCAGCAAGGTATTGTGTGCCCCCGACATCATTTAACGCCCCGTCCTGCTCGAAATAATCCTTGAGGGTTATGGGATCGGCGGTTTGGCCCTTGGCAATCATAGAGGATGCGACCTCGAAAATATGTCCGTTAGCTGGATCGGCAAAGTGATCCGGGATGAGCGTCAGTTTGTCGAGGATACGGTTGTCGCTCAGGATTGCGCCCAGCAACGCCATTTCGGCGGCGAAACTATGTGGCGGGGTGCGTTCAGGCATGGATTTCCATAAATGCCTTGATAAATTCAGCGGCTAACTGAGGTACTATCGCGTTGCCGTAGGCGCGTAGTCGTCCCACTCGGGCGGGAACCCCATGAGCCAGCGGGAATGTGCCGGATTCAACGCGCCGCGCTTTCCCCTCTCCGCATCGGATAGGGTCGAAAGCTGACCAGAAACCAAGGTTACTTGTGCGCTCAATGGTTTGCCCCGACTGTGCCCCCACCGTTTCTCGTTGAACTCGTCCGTCGCACTCTCGCTGATCCAGTCCCGCGCCGCTGGGGTCGCCCACCCTGCCAACACCACCGCTTCCGAGAGATAGCCCGTCTTGCGGCCCGCCTTGATTCTCGACGGGCGCAACGGCTTCGTCCGTTCGATTATATCGCCCGCGCATGGCGTCGGCCACCCACCAAAGCCTTTGCCGGATATGCGGCGACGCGACGCCCGCAGCCGGCAGATCGGCGGCCCCGACAGCATATCCCAAGTCTTCCAAATCAGCGCGTACTCCAGCGAGCCATTCACGTCCATCCTTGCTCGCAACCTGCTCTCCAAAAATTGTCCGAGGGCGGCACTCGGCGACGAGGCGGTAAAAAGCGGGCCAGAGGTGTCGTTCGTCGGCATGGCCTTTCCGGCGTCCCGCGCTCGAAAGCGGCTGACAGGGAATGCTGGCGGTCCAAACCGACCCTTCCCATCTGGCGAGCTTGAGGGCATACGACCAGCCGCCGATCCCGGCGAACCAATGGGCGGTTTCGTATTTAACAAGATCGGCTGGTTTGATTTCTCGGATGTCTCGCCCATCAATCGTGCCTTGCGGTATTTCGCCCGCCGCCATTAAATTCCGTAGCCACTCCACGCAATATGGTTCGTTGTCGTTGTAGAAAACGGGACACATTCACCTCACCACGAAAAAGTGCTCGCCCGTGCCATCACTCGCTCTGCGAAAGTGATTATTACCCCGCTCACCCTCTAGCTTTTCAAAGAATCTAAACAAGGGCTCGGCTTGTTGACGGGCGTACCCGCGCCGCCCACCATAGATCGGATATCTCGGATGAGGCAAGTCCCTGAAATATACGATTTTATCAACAGGAATGGCTTTTCTAAGGGCTTTCTTGGCACCTTCGAGAGAGGTGACGTTGAGTTCTGGGGGGTGGAGGGTTAGCATGAGTCGAATTTATCGGGCTCTAGGCCCCACTGATCCCAGCCGGGTCGGCGGTGTCTTGAAAATAGTTCGAGATAAGGGCCGCTCACTAGGCGTTCAATGCGTTCATAAATCTCATCTGGCTTCCGGCTGTGCTCGCGGCGCGGTGCGACTATCAGGCGGCACACGTCCTTGGCCATCCGTTTAGGGTGCCCGCGCGTGGCGAGAAGGCACATCTCCGGGTTGGCCCGCGTCCAGTAACCGAGGCCGGTGAAGTACTCCGCTTCCCCGTAGGCTACTCCTGGGTATGATTTTACGTTCATCAACTTATTAAGCTTCACCCAGTAGAAGGCCACTGTCTTGTAACGGAAGCCCCATGCCTCGACCAGCTGGAGCGCCTTAAGCAACATCGGATCAGTGACCCACAGGAACAAGGCGCAGTCGTCGGCTGCCCACTCGATCATCGGGAGGGCACACAAGTCGTCGTAGATCATGCAGTCATAGTGCTGCTCTGCCGCCCGGCCCTTGCCCTTGTCGCTCCACGCCTTAAATTGCCAAGGCGGATCGGCTAGAATCGCGCCATATTTCATCCCGGCAACCCAACACGGAAATAGCCATATTCCCCTATATTAAACCAAAATCCCTGCGCTGCTCGATAAGCAGTGGCTTGTTTTTCGTGCCTGCGGATTTCCTTGAGAGAACGGTAGACCTTATTCGGCTTGCCATAGAAGTTCATGAAAACAATCTGTGTACCGTCAAACGCTGCCGGTTTTTCGTTTAGGGTGTGCATGTAATATGATTTCATTTTAGTTTCCCTTTGTTTTGGGCGGGTACATTTTCCTGTTTGTGGTCCTGATGGCTTTAGCGAAGGTATCTAATGCTGTTGGCCCATCGGTGGCCGGAATCGTTTTCGCTCGCATTTCTTGCGTGAATCGCTCTGCGCGCCCCGCTAATTCATCTGTTGCCTCCTCAATCGCCATCTATGCCATTACCCGCATAATTGCATCAGACGGCAAGACGGGGAGTTTGTCGGCCCTTTTCAATGGCCCCACAACTCTCTATATCTCTTGATAAATGCCATTTCTGCCATGTCTGGTGGTTTTGGTTTAATAACTATGCCCAATGGTGGTTCTGTTAGTCGCGGCCAACGAGCCTCGATTTTTCGCATTAGGCACCGCCCCTCATCGCCCACGATTGCGGTATCGACGGTTTTAACCTCTGCTGGTTCCCATAACACAAGTCCGAATTTCCAGCAAATCGCGGTCATGACTCTCTTTTCAATCTCAGCGAAACCATCGAGATCGGGTTTAATGGGCCGCTGAACATCTGGTAGATATGCCTCGGATGCGTCGTGTAACAATCCCCAACGCCATAAATCCGGGCGGGTTGGGTGTCGTCGTTCTAGAGCCTCGGAAACTAAGATAGAATGCTGGGCCACGCTGTAAAAGGATTTGACCGCGCCACCATATCGGCAGGTCATGGAAAGGTGATGAGCAATATCCTCGATACACACTTCCTCTGTGCGCGGATCAAGCGGCCAGAATTGGAGGCCAGTGTATGTTTGCTGCCAGTCACCCTTACGTGACGATTTCACCCCGATATTTCCTCTACTTTGAGATCGCGCGCATAAGAAAGAACGAACAAGGCATCCGCCTCGTGGTCATTCTTAGGAGCCCAGCCACGGGTACGGGCCGCCGCCATCATTTCCATTTTACTGGCATTGCCTGATCCTGTGGCGTGTTTCTTGATGGTCTTGGGTGCAACCCCAATACACAGTATCTCACGCCGCCAGCACACAAGTTTAATGACTCCGGCGAACTGACTCATCAATTCCCAGCCACCGCCAAAACGGATAGGGGATTCGTAGGCAAGAATGGCGGGTTCTTCTTTCGTTAAAACGTCCGCCAACCAATCAGCAAGGGCGGCGAGCGTTTGCCCATGAGGCGGCTCTTCAAACTTGGACGTACCGTAGATGATTGCATATGATTCATCGGCATATAAAAAAGCCCAACCAGTGTGGCGTCCGGGGTCGAGTGCCAGAATTGGAAGATTTGCGCCCTCAATCATCATATCAGATTCTGGGCTCGCGTCGTGTTACAGTAACGGCATATTACCCGAAGATTCGTGAGTTGGCTAGACCCGCCATCTGAGATAGGGACAATATGGTCGATGGAGGCGTGGGTTTTGTGGTCGCTCTTGCGACGGTCAGTAGTCATCCGACATCCACAATCTGGGCAGGCCGAACTGAATTGAGTAATCCAAGATCGTTTCAGGGCACGCCGGAAGCCGCCAAGGAAGATCGGGGGCGGGTCTGACCAAGCCCATGCGATGTTAAGATCGGCGGCTGTTTTCATCTCATCGGTCATCGCTTGATCTCCGTTACCGACTCCGGGTCATAATAATCCGCCGCGAATAGCACATGTCCTCGCTTCCAAACGTCGCTGGCGAACTCGCGGGTCAGATCGCGTAGTGCTGGCTCGTAGGATTTTCTCATAGGCCCTACTCTGCGCCATTTCCTGTGACCGTGCTGCCGGACCACCGCCCAGAAGCGCCGATTGGTTCCTCGGCAGATATGGCCAACGGTCTTGCCCTCATGGTTTAGAAGCGGGGCGCAGCCGTCAGTCATCGCTTATCTCCGGTGCAGCGGCGAGCACTCTGCAGATGGAGCCTATTGCAAGTGTATTTGAAGTTCCAGTTTTAGCAGCCAGCGTCCTGCTCCACTCGTCCGTCGCTTTCTCCGGCACCAGCCGCCAGCCTTTGGGAGCACCTGATTGCGCCTGCGCTGCCTCAAGGGCGTCGGCGCCGTCTCTGAGCAATCCGGCAGCATGAGGTTCACTACATGCACACTTTGGCTGACGCGCCTCACTTCGCATGAACCCTACCAGCCCACCTGCATCTGGCAGGGCGGCGCGGTAGGCTTCGATGGCAGCACCAACAACAGCCCACCAATAAGGCCTATCGTATGCAATGGCTGAGGTTATTTCCCAGGCCGCCTCGGCTGCGGCTTTGTGTGCCTTCTTATTCAGCATCATCAACTCCCCAATCTCCAAGGGACACTTCGTAGACCAGATAGAGCATCACGCATACGACAAGCGATATCGCCATTTCGTCAGCCATCATCCGTCTCCCCCTGCTTCGCTACGGAGGGCAGGTTGTCGAGCGCCGCGAGGGCTTTATTAGCGAATTTGTGAAACTCCCCCTCTGCGCTGGCGTTGAGTTTGCCGTCTAACCAGGCTTGACAATCATGTGCGATGTCTGCCAA